GTTCGAATCCCTCACTCACCGCAATAATCTAATAAAACCCCGTTCTAAACGCATAGAATGGGTTTTTTCTTTTTCTGGGAGTTGTATTTCTGCGACCAGTTGCGTATATTTGTGGTTGTATTTGCGACCATTTTTGATAAGTGCGACCACTTTTTTTAGTTGCTCCCATGCCAATATAAACTATTAAATATCAACGAATTATGGCAACACGACAAACGTTCTCAACGCAGTTCTACTGCCGGAAATCAAAGGCAGACAAGAAGGGTTTTGCTCCCGTTGAACTCTGCATAGTCATAAATGGGGAGCGTACGTACCTTCGTCTTCCACGCAAAGAACGCCCGGAGGAGTTTGCGAAAGCCACTAAAAGCAAGCGAGATAACGCTATTAAGGTCTATTTGGAGAGCCAGAGAGTTCTATTGAATAAGGTTGTTGAGGATATGCAGTACGCAGGCGTTGAAATAACCGCAGAGAACTTGAAGGAGTGCTACAAGCGAGGAGGTATTGCTCCGTTTTATACGCTTGGACAACTCTGGCACGACATCATTGACAACAAAACCATTGAGAAGGCGAATGGAGACCTTGACGAAGACACATATCACAGATACCTCTTGGCAAGGGATACGTTCTATGAGGCGACCGGGTACAACGGAGACACTCCGGCTCAAAACGTGGAACTCCAAGACCTCCATCGTTTGCAGCAACACCTTCGCAGCAAAGGACGCAAGCAAAGCACCATCCACCAGTACCACGCAAAGTGCAAGGCGGCATTTACATTGGCGTTCAACCGGGGAAAAATCAAGTCCAACCCCTATTCGCAGTTCAAAATGGACAAAGGGGAGCGGAAGGAAATCATCTGGCTCACGCCAAAGGAACTCGGCACCCTCACAAAAAAGGATTTCAGTACTGACAGGTTGAGTAGAGTGCGGGACTTGTTCCTCTTTCAGTGCTACTCTGGTCTGTCCTACGGAGATATGGCGGAACTTGAACGGAAAGACTACCAAGAGAACGGGAAAGGGCAGATTTTCATTGAGAAGCACCGCAAGAAGACCGGGGTAAGGTTCCTGTCAATGGTTCTGGCGGAAGGGAAACGCATCCTTGAAAAGTACGATTATGAACTGCCCGTCATAAAGAACCAGAACTACAACGCCTACTTGAAGGAGGTGCAGGACCTCTGCGGATTTGACAAGGTGCTTACGACACACATTGGGAGGAAGACGTACGTTTGCTACTTGTACCAGAAACAAGTAGGCATTGAGGTCATCGCCACCATTGTTGGACACACCACGTGCTACACCACGTTAAAGTATTACGCAAAGATGGACAAGCAAACCATCTTCAAGGAACTGCGAAAACGGCACGTAGCGAATGAGATAAAGCCCGAAACGAAGGACAGAGTGGTATCAAGCCCAGAGGCACAGGAAGAAGCGAAGAAACGCAGGGCGAAGAAAGCCGAGAACGAAACGGATGCCATCCTCAACACGCTTCGCACAAGCGGCATCTAACGGGACTGACACGGAGACGAAGCCGCCGGGGACCGCTGGGACCCGCAACCTTCAAAGTCTTTCCCATTGACACGAGGTTTAGGAACCAACACAACCTCCTGTTAGAGGTGCGTTGAGCCGGGAGTTCTTCCCCTCTCTCCCGGTTTTGCCGACACGGAGGCATACACCAAGAGCAAACCGGATACTGATACGAGGTATTCGGTTATGGAGGTCTCTCTTACGAGTTCCGTGCTTACGCATTTTGATTGAAATGATTTGATTTTTAAGGGTTTAGAACTCGTATCCGTATTCTTTGCTCATCTGTTGGATACGCCCTCTTGCGAGTTTTATGCTTACGCAATTCATTTACTTTCAATAAGATAAATCGTTCTCATTTGGATATAGTTTGCCCTATACGAGAAACAAGCATTTTCTCCCTGTTCGGTTTGGTCTTCGCTGCGGAGTGTCTATCATCCCTGACTTACCGATAAAGCGTTTGCTCCCTAAATCACCGAAACGCTTGCCGCAACTATGCTTATCACCATCCCTTTTGCGAGGGAGGAGTGCCCCATCTCCTATGTTGGTAGATTACTACGCCCCTCCGTCTCCTCGGTCCTTGATGCCAATACTGATTGTTTGCTGCCGAGGGTGCCTGTGGATTAAAGGTGCTTATCCACACTCGCCGTTTTCGTTAAACCTTGAAACCACCTGTTGTCGGTTGTCTCGCCGGTCGTCCTTCCTATCTAATGATACAAGAAAAACCTTTAAGAAACAAGGTTTTCTTGCCTCTCTCAACAATAAATAGTGTGGTAGGTGAAAAAAGTATGGAAGACGTGGAAAGTTTTTCTTGGAAGTGTATGACTAATGTGGAAAGTATTACGATTTGTACGTATCCTTGCTGATAATCAACCATTTAGCAGGACATGTGCGGGGATGAATGTGATACTTTTGCCGGTTCCCATCAAAAGTCGTATAGTTTTTCGTCGCTCTCTCGCTCAAAAATCGTATCTTTGTAAGTTAAGTGAAAATCCTTGTCTTATGGCGAACACGAACCTTGGAGCAGCGAAAGCAGCGAAGAACGATGAGTTCTACACGCAGTACCACGACATTGAGAGAGAAGTCAATGCGTACATTGAGTACAACCCCGATGTGTTCAAGGATAAGACCATCCTCCTGCCGTGCGATGACCCGGAGTGGAGCAACTTCACCAAGTACTTCGCCCAGAACTTTGACCGGTTTGGGCTGAAACGGCTGATAAGCACCAGTTATGCCCCGGAGAGCAAGAAATACAAATACGGATATCAACCAACATTGTTTGAGACCCTTGACCCGAAGTTTGACGAAGACAAGACGAAGACCAACGGAAAGATATTCCTCCTTGACCGGGACAAGACCGGAGATGGGAGGATTGATGTGAATGACTTGGAGTGGGACTACCTTGAAGGGGACGGGGATTTCCGCAGCGATGAGGTGAAGCGACTCCGTGATGAGGCAGACTTCATCATCACCAACCCTCCGTTTTCCTTGTTCCGTGAGTTTTTGGCTTGGATGGTTGAAGCGGACAAGCGTTTTCTAATCATTGGGAGCATGAATGCCATCACCTACAAAGAAGTTTTTCCTTTGATAAGGGATAACAAGATGTGGTTAGGGAACGGATTTAATGCGGGTAATGCATTTTTTTGGTTGCCAAAGGATAGCGTGAGAGCATTTGCAGAAGGGGTTTATGACCAAGAAACGGGTCTAGTAAAGTTCCGTAATTGTTGTTGGTTCTCCAACATTGACCACGGAAGAAGGCATCAGCCACTCCCACTGATGACGATGGCAGACAACATTAAGTTCAGCCGCCACAAGGAAATCCGGGGACACGAATACATCCACTATGCCAACTACGATGCGATTGATGTTCCCTACACGGATGCTATTCCCGGAGACTACGATGGAGTGATGGGCGTGCCGATTTCTTTCCTTGACAAATACTGCCCGGAGCAGTTCGTAATCATAGGACAGACGCAAGGAGACTCTGGGAAAGAATTGGGATTAAAGCCATTTGACCGGTCGCTGAAAGCACTGAACAAGAGTTTGAGGGACGGGCAGTTGTACTATATGATAGACGGAAAGCCCGAAAAACCATATGCAAGAATACTTATTCGTAAAAAACAATAAATCAATAAGTTATGAAGACAACCCTACTCACCGACATTTCCGTTGAGGACATCTGCAAGGGGTTCGTGTATAACGAGTTGGAAGGCAAGGGGCTTTTCGGCTGGGGTGGAAAACTGACCATCCAGCCGGAATACCAACGGAACTACATCTACGCTGATGGCAAGAAGGATGTTGCGGTCGTGCGGTCCCTGATGAGCGGCTACCCTCTTGGACTGATTTACTTCGTTAAGACGGCTGATGGTCGGTACGAGGTCCTTGACGGGCAGCAGCGGATTACCAGTTTCGGTCGGTTCCTTACTGGAAAACTGGCGGTGAAGGATGCCAACGGGATGGAGCAGTACTACGATGGGCTGGCGGATGACTTGA